AATGTAACGATTGTAGGATCGAACACAGCGGCAACAGAGTTCTTTAAAATTCAAAATGCTTCTGCTACGGACAAATTTGTAGTCGATTCTTCTTCTGGTAATACTACTATTTCTGGGACTCTTGGGGTTACTGGAGCAACAACTTTAAGTTCAACCTTAGGTGTTACTGGAGCAACAACTTTAACTGGAAATTTAACTCTTCAATCTGGATCATATTTAGTATCAAATAATATCGATGTACCTACAATAACTACCGATGTAGGTGGAAATTATATTATTTTAGGTGGAGACTATGGTTCATTTAGATTTGATGGTGGTGGTTATATTGCAGGAAATACTCTTTTCAACGATGATGTCTATGTAAACGGTACAATTATCGTTAAAGATACTGGAGGTGGTGGTACTGCATCTACAGTTAACAACCTTGCTGTTCGTTATACAACCGTTCTTGGTTCAACATTACCATACACTCCAGCATTCGCAACTAGTACAACATCAAACCTTAGAGTAACTGGTGGTGCTGGTATTGCAACAAGTCTCCATATAGGTGGAACTGGAGCAAGCGAAGGACTTTTTGTTGGTAAAAGAATCAATAGTGATACTGTTAAATTCCAAGTTCTAGGTGCTTCTGGGAATACTAGTATTTCGGGAACATTAGGAGTTACAGGAGTTACAACCTTAAGTTCAACTCTTGGAGTAACAGGAGCTACAACTTTAAGTTCTACTTTAGCAGTTACTAGTGATACAACTTTGACTGGAGATCTTGCCGTCAATGGCGGAGATTTAACTACAAATGTATCAACATTCAATCTATTAGCATCTCCAACAACAGTAAACTTTGCTGCTTCTGGTACTGCAGTAAATATTGGTGCTACAACTGGAACTACTACAGTAAGAAATAATTTAACGGTTGCTGGAAATTTAACTATTAGTGGTTCTACTACATATGTAAATTCCACTGTTACAACTATCAAGGATCCAATTATCACTCTAGGTGGTGCTGATAGTGGTGGAAACGCAACGTCAGATGATAACAAAGATCGCGGTATCGAATTTAAATATTTTACAACTTCAGCAAAAACAGGTTTCTTTGGATGGGATGATTCTTCTGCTGGATATCGTTTCTTAGAAGATGCAACCAATACTTCAGAAGTATTTTCTGGAACTGATGCTGGTATTTACGCAGGATCAATCAATCTTTCGAAAGCCGGTACTGCACTGTCTGTAACAAACAATGCCTCAATTGGAGGCACATTAGGAGTAACTGGAACTTCAACCTTTACTGGACTACTTACTGCTGATGGCGGGGCAGACATCAAAAATATTCAAATTGCAGTTACTGCCGTCAATGAAATTGACACAATCGTTGGTAATTTAGTTATTGATTCAGCAGGCGGAACTACAACAGTTGATGATGCTCTTACAGTAACTGGTTTGTTAACTGCTACAGCAGGTGGAGATGCTGTTTTAACTGCCAGAGATGCTAGAAAGTGGACAACAGCAAGGACACTTTCGTTTACTGGAGATGCAACTGGATCTATGAGTGTTGATGGATCCGCTAATGCTTCAGCATCTTTAACTCTCGCAACTGTTGCTACTGCAGGAACTTACAGATCAGTTACTATAAATGCCAAAGGACTTGTAACTTCAGGAACCAATCCAACTACACTTACTGGTTATGGAATTACTGATGCTCAACCATTAGACTCAGATTTAACTGCAATTGCTGGTTTAACCACAACTGGCCTAATTATTAGAACCGCGACTGGAACCGCCACAACAAGAAGTGTAACAGTCAGTGGAACTGGTTTGTCTATATCTAATGGTGATGGTATTTCTGGAGATATTTCAATTTCCTCCAATGCTACGGCCGTTAATAATGCAAACACAATTGTTTCTAGAAATTCTTCTGGTAACTTCTCTGCTGGAACAATTACTGCAGCATTATCTGGTAATGCATCAACAGCAACAACTTTAGAAACAGCAAGAACAATTGGCATTTCTGGTGATGGTACTGGTACTGCAACTTCATTTAATGGATCTGCAAATATCACTATTCCATTCACTTTAGCAAATTCTGGAGTAAGTGCAGGTACATATACTAAAGTAACTGTTGATGCTAAAGGTAGAGTTACAACTGGCACAACTGCATCTTCTGATGATTTAACAGCAGGTACTACAAATTTATTCTTCACTGATGAAAGAGCTCAAGATGCTGTAGCAACTGCATTGACAACAAATGCGACTCACAGTGGAGTAACTGTTTCATATAATGATGCTGGCAATTCAATTAATATTACAAGATCTACATTAAATTACAGCACTCAAAATTATAGTGGTGATGGATCTACCGTTGCATTTGTATCAAACACTGGAAGAAGTGTAAATGATATTCTTGCTATAGTGAATGGTTTAATTCAAACTCCAACTGTAGAATATACTTATTACGAGCAGGTTATTCTATCTGGAGTTGGAGGTCACGAAGGAGAAAGTACTATTGTAGTATCTTCAAATTCTGGATTGACAACTGGAATGCCAGTCACTGGAAATGGTATTGGTACAAATGCTAGAATCACTAATATCTCGGGTACGACTATTACATTATCTGCAGCAAATACTAGTTTCTTAAAGAGAGCATCAATTGCTTCATTATCGATATTCACTGGATCTTCTGTGCCATCAGCAAACAATACAACATACACTGGAGTTTCTGCTACTGGTGGTACTGGATCTGGAGCCACATTTAATGTAGTTAGAGGAACTGCTGGTGTAATTGTAAGTGTCACTGTAAATAATGGAGGTAAGGATTACGCTAATGGTCAAGTTCTAACTATCCCTGGAGCATCTGTTGGTGGTACAACACCAACAGATAATATTTCAATCACTATTGGTACAGTTTCAACAACTACAACAACGGCAACTTTCTCTTCAGTAGTCAAATTCAATACTGCTCCTGCAGTAGGAACAAATAATGTTTCACTCCGCTATCTACCATTATAAAAAATGTCAGCATCTCAACCAGCAACTAGAGCAGAATTTAAAGCATGGTGTCTAAGAAGACTTGGATACCCTGCTATTGATATTAATGTGTGCGATGAGCAACTAGATGACCTTATTGATGAAGCAGTTTCACATTATCAGGAATTTCATTATGAAGGATCTTATAAATCTCTAATTAAGATTGAAGTAACTGAAAATATGAAGTCTGCTGCGACCAGTTCGACACAGATTACTGGTACTAACTGGTACGAATCAAATCCTTATGTCGAACTTCCTCCAGGAGTTCAAGGAGTTGAAAATGTATTTACGCAAGTTTCATCATCCTCATCTATTCCTGGTAATATCTTCAACATCAAATATCAGTTATTTTTGAATGACATTTATGCATTTACTAATAACCAAATTCTCCACTATTATATGGTCCAGAACTATCTTGAGACCCTCGATTGGGTTACTAACTCAAGACTTTATAAAAGACTTAGATATACTGCAAATACAAATAAGTTGTATGTAGATATAGATTGGAGTGAATTGGGAGTTGGTGAATATATCGTAGTTGATTGTGTAATGGGTGTTGATCCAGTTTTGTATCCAAAAACTTGGAATGAACACTGGTTAAAAGATTATGCTACTGCACTATTTAAAGAACAGTGGGGACAAAACCTAAGTAAGTATGATGGCATTCAGATGTTAGGTGGCGTCACTTTAAACGGCAGAAAAATTCTTGAAGAGGCAAAAGGAGAAATTAAAGATCTCAAGGAAGAATTGAGATCCACATTCGAATTACCACCTATGGATTTAATCGGATAAGATATGTCAGACCACACATCATCAGCCTGCACCCAAAGTCCAGATCCAGCTCCAAGTTGTAGATTACGTTTGAATGGTACAACTGCGGAGCAGAATCTTCTTAATGATTTGATTACAGAATCAATTGATATTTACGGACAAACTGTTTATTACATTCCTAGAACTTTGGTTAGGGAAGATGAGTTATTTACTGAAGATAGTATGTCTAAATTTGAAAGTAATTATTCAATTAGAGCATATTGCAATACTTCAGATGGGTGGGAAGGACAAGGAGATCTCCTTTCTAAATTTGGTATCCGCATAGAAGATAAAACAACATTTGTTGTATCTAGAAAAAGATTTACACAGTTGGTAGATGATGCCACAACGTTAATTGTTGAAGGTCGTCCTAATGAAGGAGATCTGATTTGGGCCCCATTTTCCACTAATTTATTTCAAATTACATTTGTAGAACATGAGAAACCTTTCTATCAACTCGGTAAAGGTTATGTTTGGGAAATTAAATGTGAACTATTCCAGTATAGTCATGAAGATCTTGACACTGGTATTACTGCAGTTGACGAAATTGAAGAGGAAGATAGTTATACTTTAGATCTTACTTTTGCTGCAGGCGGAACAGGTACATTTGTTAAAGGTGAAACAGTATTTGGAAGAAGTCATGAAGCTAGTGTGGCATACACTCATGCAGATTGGACTCAAGGATTCACTGTTTGGGATACTGGTGATGGATATAATCCAAACGATCCACCATCAATAACTTTCTCAGCACCGCCAGCAGGAGGAACTCAAGCAACTGGAATTGTTACAGTAAATGCAGATGGTCAAATAACAGGTATTACATTAAATCCAGGTTCTGGATATACTTCTGCACCATCATTTACATTAGAAAGATCACCTGCAGCTCCTTATGGTGAAGTTGTTTCATGGAATCCATCCACTAGAAAACTTGTGCTAAATAATTTGACTGGAGCATTTACTGATAATGAGTCCGTTAAAGGATTGACATCTAATGCAACTTGGACAATAACTATCCTAGATTCTTATAATATGGGTGAAATTGAGGGAGCACAAAATAAATACTTTGAGGTCAAAGGAGATCTTATTATTGACTTTACTGAAGAAAATCCATTTGGTGAAATTGGAAATATGGGAGATAGATTCTAATGTTGGGAAATTACGTATACAACGAAATATTCAAAAAAACAATTATTGGATTTGGAACTCTATTTAATAACATACAAGTTAGAAGAGTTGCAAATGAAAAAACCGAGGTTATGAAAGTTCCTCTAGCGTATGGTCCTGCAGAAAAGTTTCTTTCTCGTTTAAGGCAAACTCCAGATCCAACTCAAGCAAAGATTCAAATCACTTTGCCAAGAATTGCATTTGAAATGGATAGTATTCAGTATGATGGATCGAGAAAAGTAGCTCCAACTCAAACAATTAAATTTAAAAATAGTGGTGCTAACGATGGATTGAGTACTGCTTTCATGCCAGTTCCATACAATTTAGGATTTACACTGACAGTAATTTCAAAGAATCAAGATGATGCTTTGCAAATTGTAGAGCAAATTTTACCATATTTCCAACCATCATACAATTTAACTTTAGAATTAGTACCTTCAGTTGGTGAAACGAAAGATGTGATTATAAATCTAGAAAGTGTCGATTATCAAGATGATTATGAAGGAGACATGGATCAGAGGAGAGCATTAATTTATACATTTAAGTTTACGGCAAAAACATATGTTTACGGTCCAGTAAGAGAACCTTCTGTAATCAGGAAATCACAAGTGGATACATATGCATCTCTAGATACTGTAAATGCTCCAAGAATACAAAGATATACAGTGCAACCAGATCCAATTACTGCCGATGCAGATGATAACTTTGGATTTGATGAAGTATTCTCAGAATTTACAGATCTTCAAAAGTGGAACCCAGAAACAGGACAGGATGAACCGATATGAGTAGTTATGATGAACTAGATAAAGTATTTGATGTGGAACCAACTGAAATTGTTGAATCTAAACCAGAGTTACCACAAGCAAAACAAGGTGAATTGCAACAAGACTATGAAATGACAAGAGCACAACTGCACAAGCTTGTCATGAAAGGTCAGGAAGCTATTGATGGTATTCTTGATGTTGCAAGGAGTTCAGATCATCCAAGAGCATATGAAGTTGCTGGACAACTGATTAAAAATGTAGCGGATGTTGCTGACAAACTAATCGACCTTCAGAAAAAGATGAAAGATATCGATGAGAAACCTAGATCAAGTCCTACTACAGTTAATAATACTATGTTTGTTGGATCAACATCAGAGTTGGCAAAACTCCTTAAACAAAATTCCAAACAAACTAAATAAAGTATAGGAAAGAATATCTTCGGAGTTTAACATGTCCGTTTTAAAAGTTGTACAAAATATTGCTGCGGTGTCTTGCACAGGTGGTAATGCTGTTCAGTCTGCTGCTTCTATTGTAAAGACTGGTGTTTATCGTTTCACTGCTGATGCTTCTGATGCTATTCACGTTGCTTGGGGTGGAAATCCAACAGCAGTAGCAGGAAACGATTTTCATATCCCAAAGGAGTCATCGGAACTTGTAAAGTGTGCGATGCCAAAAAGAGCATCTATTACAGCAGTTACTACTGGTGCATCAAATACAGTAATTACATGTGATCAGGACGGAAGAAAACCAGCACATCCATTTTCGGTTGGTGATTATGTAACTTGTACGGGTTCTTCTGTTGCAGCATACAATAGTGGAATTGCCCACCTTGCTGTTACTGCAGTCACCGATACAACTATCACAGTTGCTCTAAACTCATCTGGATATGCTGCCTTCACTGGCACTGCAACACTTTCAAACTCAATCAAGTTCTCTGTCAAACCTGACGGAAATGGTGCTGCTACTGGTCATATCACCGAAGTTCAAGTCGTAGGTGGTTGATATGATCAACGAAAACGTATCTACTGGTGGTGCTAGAAGAGCACGATTCGGTGGCATCAAACAAAGATTAGGACCTTCCGAAGTAGTCTCAAATAGAGATGTTGCAAATGCAGCACAAAAGTCTACCGATGCTAAGAAATCTGCTGGAGATGCTGCTCATGCTGCGGCAACCAAGGCAGGTAAAAGTCCTATGGAAGCAGAGACAGCAAGGAACAGAGCACATAGGGAGTATGAGAAGGCACAGAAGAAAGCACGTTTGAATAATTCATATATTCCTTCTTTTTCCGAGTTCATTTCTGAAGCATCTGAAAAAGATCATGAGGTTTCGATGGCACAATCTCAACTAGATAGTGCTGCTAAGAATATCAAAACACTTAAGAAAAATCTAGGAAAGAAAGAAAAGAATATTCCTGCTTGGATGCAAGCAAAAATTACCGACACTGCTCATAATATGGATGCAGTAGCTACTTATAAAGAAGGTGCTGCTTGGACTAAAAAGGAGGGACAAAATCAAAGTGGTGGTCTTAATGAGAAGGGACGCAAATCTTATGAAGAAGAGAATCCTGGAAGCGACCTTAAGGCACCTTCAAAGAAGGTTGGAAATCCCCGCAGAACGTCGTTTTGTGCCAGGATGAGGGGCATGAAACAGAAACTAACCTC